ACTATACCCGCTATGTGCATGTGATCTGCCTTGCCGTTGCTCTGGTGTTTTATTGGTCTTTCAATTACGTTATCATATCTGGGATATATTACGGAGCTGTCCCTTCCCATGCCCGCCACGTCAACACCAAGGTTCAATTTCTTTGAAAGTTCAATCCTTGACCTGTTGTTTCTGTAATTTTCTTCTGCTGCTTCTATCCAGCTTAATGGCACAAGCACGTTTTCACCTTCTTTCGGGAACATGCCACGTACTTTTATGCGAAATGTATCATCAGGACGGTAATGGTTTCCTTCAAAAATAAAATCCCCTTCTTCCGGTAAGTAGTCATATTCAGAAATCGGGGCGCACCAGTTTTCTACCTTATCTTTTACCCATTCATAATCTACCTGTCCGGGAATAATGATTTCTTTCTTAATGACATTAGGAGCGTTAAGGCAGTCAAGCCTGAATTTTGACCAACGTTCTGACTTTTGACTGTTTGCTGCATAGCCGGAGATGATATTAGGGTTAAAGACAATCAATAATCTTGAATTACCTTGTAAGTTACCTTCTATGGCCGTAAATATGTTTTCAGGTATGCCGGATGCTTCAGTAACAACAAACATTGTGTTTACTGCATGGAAACCAGTCCATGCCTCTTGATTGTGTTCATCGGCCTTAAAGCCTGTCAAAAACCATTCTTCATTGTCTGTCCGTATATCGCAACCTGTCAGCCTTCCGGGGAGAATTGGAAAGTTCTTTTTTGCCATGTAGTACAGCCTGGTTATTTCAGGGTACATAATATTCTCTACTTGTCGTCCTGTCGGAGCTGTCATGGCTACCTTGGTATTGCCTACCAAATTTCCCTTTTCATCAAATTCAGGTGTGAGGTATAAAAACAAAAATGCCGCAACTGCAGCAATAAAGTCTTTTCCTCTTGCAGTGCCGGAGACTACTGATATAAGCCTATTGTTTTGTATTGCCCTTAATATCTCTTTCTGATCCTCATCGAGGGTGACACCAAGGAGTTCATCGGCAGCAAGACACCAGTCATTTTTCCAATCTTGCCAAATATCAACTATATTTTCATTTATTTTTGACATTTTGTAAGTAATCTCTATTTTACACTTTCGCCATTTTCTGGATTATTTTCTGACATTTTGATATTTTTCTTTCTTTCTGCCACCTTTCTCATGAGGTCAAAGAACGGGTTATTTACCTCCTCGGTCTGTATCCGTTCTACATAACCTCTCTGTTTGCCTATTGTCCGTAAAACGAACGTTATTGCAGATTCACTGGGTTTTTCTTCCCATCCTGTCTGCTTTCTTATTCCACTTTCATCAGTTTCAACCTTTGGAATCCCTTTGCATAGTGTTTGTAGATTTGATTCACAAATATCAATAAACGTCTCCCTTGATTCATCAATAGCCTTTTGGAAACGTTCATCTTTAGTACACCACTTGTAAATAGTAAGCCTTGAAACTCCAAACGACAATGCGATGCTTGCTATTATACCACCTTTTGCAATTGCTACCTTTTGAAAGTCGTTTATATTTGGTTTCTTCGTTGACATTTCGTGCGTGCGTGAGTGTTAACTGTGTTAATTTTAAACCCTTTCGATCATTTCCCCGAATACTTCCCCTTTAATGTATTTTTCATTGTCTGGAAAGTCAAAACGCCTCAGAAATTCTCTTTTGGCCTGTAAGGTGTCAAATGTCACCATAAAGTAAGAATCCATGTTTTCAACCTTATCGGAGGTCTGTTTCTTCACTTCTTCTTTTATCGCTTTCACATGGTCAATCTTTTCCTGCTCGGTAAGTTCTTTCTTTGGCTTAACTGTTTCTTTCATCTCAGAAAACACATCTGAAACGCCCTTTTCAAATTCTGTCTGAAGGGAATAATCCACCCCGATAAGATGAATGTCCTGTTCTGTAAGCCCTGCATTTTTATAGTCAATATCAGGGAGAATCAAAGCAAGAAGATCATAATCCTGTTGGGTGTTGGTATTTGTGGCATCCATAAAGATATTCTGTTCTTTCTCTGTTTTCTCGTCCATTTCCACCCTTTCGACTTTTACCTGATAATCTGTTCCGGCTGTCCCGTCATATCCGTAGTATTCATCCATTGCCATAACCCTCTTATGTCCTGAAACAAGGTTTCCGGTTACTTCGTTCCAAACTACACCACCAAGAAAGCCCACCCTTTTAAAGTTCTGCTTCTGTTGGTTTATGGCATCCTTTGAATGTTTCTTAGGGTTATATGGAGCAAAGTTTATCTGTGTTCGGTTGATAACTATTGTTTCACTCTGTTTTATCTCTTTCATTTTCTATGTCAATTAATATTTTTCTGCTTTGCGGAAATGCGTTTATTATCCGTTGCAAGTCCTGTGGATAATTATCTTTCAGATATGAAAAGCACTCTTTGTTAAATCCAACGCCACCGCTTGCATTATTGGAATAGCGAATTGGCGACGGAAGTTTTCTTACTTTCAGGAATTGGATAACATCTTTGTTTGTCCAGTCTGCCAGTGGGTAACAATAGCCTTTATCGGAGATATACGCTCCGGCAATCCCGTTCAGCATTATCCTACGATTCAGGCTATCTGCTTTCTTCATCCCGAAAAGGAAATACCTTTCGCCTGTCTTTTCTTTCACATACTGAACGATGTCTTTAAGTGTTAAAAGCTTCTGCTTCGGGTTTGCAACACAGAAAGTACCATTTCTGAGGATATAAGATAAGTTCCAATGCGGGACCTTGATAAATTCGATGTTCGTGTATTTCGACTTTGCCCAGGTGATGTATTTTTCTGTGTGCTGAAGGTTATCAACAAAATACATGAAAATACAAACCACCTTTTTAAAATATGGAGCTGCTATATCAAGTAAGGCCAGTGAATCCTTACCGCAAGAAAAAAACAATACGACCGTATCTGTGCGAGATGCGACCGCTTTAATGTTCTCTTCAGCCAGAGTGATAACACTGGTCTTTACACTTGATGTCATGATCTTGATAGGCTTTGTGAATTATCCTCCTGATAAACCCATGCCTGTACGGACTTCGCCATACTTCTGACGACGTGTCATAAACTGACCGTTGCCACCAGAAAATGACCTTCTGCCGGTAACACCTTTGCTGGCACGTGCACTTGTGCCAACCTTAATTGAAGTTGCCATAATTGGAAATTTTAAGTTTTACAACCTTGTTAATTAACACTGTTTTTCCAGAACAGCTCCCAAGGTGTAAACTATGTCGATCATCTGGTTTTGTTGGCCTTTGTAGTCGTAGTAAATCGGGTTTTCATCCTCGTCAACTATTTCAACGAGTTCAGCGCCTTTCACTTCTACCAGGGCAGTAGCCCTGTTTGTTTCATAGCCTACAAAAAAGCGGATTGCATCATATCCGATAATGTCAACGATGGCATCTTCTTCGTCCAGTACGACATATTTTTTCTGGGTAGTGGGGCGCACCTCCCTTGTTTCCTGCTTCTTCTGGCCGGATATGATCTGGTCAAAATATCGCTGCTTGATTATAAGTTGTAGAATATTCATGTATCAAGTGTTTCTTATTTGAATATAGTAATAAAAAACGAAATGACAAAATATTTATCAATTTAATTTACAGGAGGTTGCCCTTTTGCTGTTCTGAAAAATATTTTAATCTTCCGTAAATGTATTCCACTTCATCTTTGAAGTCGTGATAAATTGTCAAGTAGTTTTTCACATCTGCAATACTGTGTGATATTTGGGTAGGATCACAAACGAGAATGTCCGATAATTTTTTTCTTAACCCGTTCTTGATATTGGATTTATATTTGAAATAATCAGGATCATAAAGTTTTATTACCGAGGCAATAAATATGAGCCGTTGGTTTGTCTGTTGCCCTTTTGATTGAGGTTTGGCTTGGATTGAGCAGTATTCAGTATACAAACAGTCTATTAATTCGAGATCGTCAAGATCTGGGATTGTCAAAAGCTCTTTAGCGAGGTAAGGGTAAAGCTTTTCAAGCTTTCGTCCAAGTATGGAATAGTC